GCTTTTGACGCCGCCGACAAAGACCTGTTGTTCGTCGGAGCAGCGGAGATGCTGAAAGGCGTCCGTCGCTCTAACCTGCAAACCCGTGTCTCTCTGGACTCGCTCCCCGGCATGAAACCCGGCGCGATGACCCCCGAGAAGATTAACGAAATGAACGCCGCTCGTTACGGCAGAAAGTAAAGGAGAAAGACCATGACCAGCATCCTGTATCGTGCCTCGTCTGGTGTTGCCGGTGACGTTACGCGGCCCGATGACACCACTGTTGAATCCGGCCTGCTCAATGCAGCCGCCGCCCCCGCAGCCTTTGGCGCTCCCGTCAAAGTCGTGAGTGGCAAGTTTGAAAAAATCGCCGCCTCGGACGCCGCAACGGTGTTCTACGGCATCCTGTCTCGCGTTGCGCCTAGCATCGCTGGCGACCTGAATCAGACATTCGCGGGCGGTACGCCGAACGCATCGTCTGTGCAAGGCATCGTCCGCCGTGGCTACGTCAATGTGGTTTGCACCGTTGGCACTCCCGCCCGTGGCGGCCAAGTGTTCATGCGAACCACGGCTGATACCGGCAAGGCCGTTGGCGACCTCGAAACCGCCGCCGATTCCGGCAAGTGTGTCGCGCTGACCGGCGTGACTTGGGCCGTTGATGGAAAAGACTCCAGCAACGTGACTGAAATCCGCATCGCGTAAGGAGAAGCGAACATGAAGACCAAAACCTTTGACTCCACGTTGGCGTATTTCGTCAATCAGCTGGATAACCTCGACCGCAAGCTGTACGAACCCCTGTACAACGTCACTTGGGGCCGCGACATCAATCTGCGTACCGGCATCACTATGGCGAACGAATCGACCTCGTTCATTCGCTCGAACATCGGCGGCATCGGTACTCAGAACGCCCAAGGCAAGCCTTGGATTTCCCCGAACACCACGACCCTGCCGGGCGTGAGCGTCAATGGCGAACGAGTGGTGCTGCCCCTCCGCTTGCTGGGCCAAGAGATTTCCTACACCTCCGTGGAACTCGAGCGCAGCCAGTTGATCGGCCAGCCTATCGACACTCAGAAGTTCGACGCGATGAACATCCTGTACCAGATGAACACCGATGAAATGGTGTATGTCGGGGACAACGATGTTGGCGCGAAGGGCCTGCTGAACTCCAGCCTTGTGACCTCCGGCGCTGTTGCCAACGGCACCGCTGGCACTCCGCAATGGACTACCAAGACCCCGGACGAAATCCTGAAAGACGTCAATGACATGGTGACTGCCGCATGGCAAGCATCGGGCTTTGCCGTCTGCCCGGACAAGGTGTTGCTGCCACCGGCTCAGTTTGCCTACATTTCCAGCCAGAAGGTTTCCAACGCTGGCAATGTGAGCATCCTCCAGTTCTTGGAAGACAACAGCATTGCCCTGCGCGTCAATGGCCGCAAGCTGGAAATTCAGCCCGTCAAGTGGCTGACCGGCCGTGGCGCATCGGGCGCAGACCGCATGGTGGCCTACACCAATCAGGAAGACAAAGTGCGCTTCCCGATGGTGCCTGTCCGCCGTGAAACGCCGTACTACCTCGGCATCAAGTTCAATGCGCCCTACATCTGGGCCTTTGGCGAAGTCGAGTTCCTGTACCCTGAAACCGTCATCTACCGCGACGGTATCTAAGGGCAACGATGGGGGGCCTCTCGGGGCCTCCCATCCCATGAGGAAAGGAGAAGGCGATGCAAGTACAGATCAACAAGCCCGTGACGATTGGTGGCAACACCTACGGCAAGGGCCAACACACTATCCCGGCGGAAGACGCCAAGGGCTGGTTCTTCGACGCGCTCGTGAAAGACGGCGATGTGGTCATCCTCCGCGCTGAGGAACCCGCCGCTGAGGCCCCCAGCGAGGCCAAGGCGACGCGCAAATCTCGCAAGAGTACCGAAGCCTCGACCGACGAATCCGCGACCGCTGAGGGCGAGTAATGGACACGACTCAGTTCCGCAAAGATTTCCCTGAGTTCGCGGACACTGCTCGTTTCCCGAATCAGCAAATCGAGTTTTGGGGCGGCATGGGCGAAAAGCTCATTTCGACCTCGCGCTTCGGGGCGCTCTACACCGAAGCTGTGGAACTGTTCGCGGCGCACAACCTCGTGCTGTCCGCGCAATCACGCGCTGCGGCGGCTACCGGCGGGATGCCGGGCGGCACTCCGGGCGCAATAGCAAGCAAGGCCGTCGGCTCCGTCAATGTGTCCTACGACACCGCCGGGGCGATGGAGGCCAACGCGGGCCATTGGAATCAGACCACCTACGGTCGGCAGTACATCCATCTGGTTCGCCTCATTGGGCAGGGGTGCTATCAGCTATGAAGACTACCGTGCGCGTCACTCGGGACGAAGTGCAGAACATCATCGCCAACATCGAGGCGATGACGGGCAAGCGCGTCCTGATTGGCATCCCCGGCGAGAATGCCGGGCGCAAGGACGGCCCTATTTCAAACGCCGCGCTCGGGTACATCCATGAGAACGGCAGCCCGGCCCGCAACATCCCGGCCCGGCCATTCCTTGTCCCCGGCGTGCAGGAAGTCGCGCCGAAGGCGGTCGAGACTCTCGAAAAGTTTGCCGCAAAGGGACTCGAAGATCCGTCCGCTGTGGATAAGGGCCTGAACGCGGCTGGCCTCATGGCTCAGGCCGCCGTCAAAAACCGCATCCGCAACAGCGTGGGCTTTGCCCCGCTGTCGGAGGCTACGCTGGCGGAGCGCAAGCGCACGGGCAAGCAGGGAACGAAGCCCCTGATTCGTACCGGCCAACTGCTCAACAGCATCACCTATGTGGTGAGGGGGTAAGCATGGCTCTGATCGACGTATCTGACTTGCTGCGTGACCCCGACTTCACGAACGTCGTGACCCTGATTCGTCGCTCCGTGACGGTCAATCAGCATGGCGAGAACGTGATGACCGAAAGCGCCTGCTACATCACGGCGGTCGTTCATGGCGACAACACCGAAACGCTCGACAAGTTGCCAGAAGGCGCTCGACTCTCTGACGTTATCACGGTGTATTACCGTGGCACACTAACCGCCGAACGTCCGGGCGGCTACGCGGACATCATCGTGTGGCAGGGCAAACGCTTCCAAGTCAAGGAAGTGGCGGAAGACTTCATGAACTACGGCGCTGGTTTTACCAAAGCCCTTTGCGTATTGGAGGCCGTAAGTGTCTAACACCAGCGCAAGCGGCGGATACCTCCGCGCCACAAACACGCAGGTCGATAACCTCGACCTCCGGCGCTTTATCGGCACGGTGCTTGTTGGCATCAGTGGCTACGCGCCAGAACTCGTGCGCCCGGCATGGCAGCCAAACCCGGCTCCGATTCCGGGCATCGACGTCGATTGGATGGCCTTTGGGATGACCTCCCGCCGGGCCGACAACGACCCGTATCAGGTCGAAAAAGAAAACGGCGACCTCACGCTGCAAATCCGGCATGAGGAACTCGACTTCCTGCTGACGTTCTACGGCCCGAATTGCATCGGCAATGCCGCGCTGTTCCGGGACGCCACGGACATCACTCAGAACCAAGAGGCGCTCTATCTTGCGGGCATGGCCCTTGTGGATGTCTCAGACATCACTCATGCCCCCGAATTGGTCAATGAACGGTGGTTCGACCGCTGCGATATGACCATGACCATTCGCCGGGAAATCCGGCGAGAATACCGTATCTTGAATTTCGTGAGCGCCTACGGGGCAATTCACGCGAATCGAGACATCACCACGTTGTCCCGTGAATGGGCGACCTCAACTTAAAGGAGAAACGACATGACTCAAGGCTTGAATGTTGGGCGGCTCGTAAGCGTGACCGTCAATCTGGCCCCCCTCGCGGCAGCGCGTAGGGGTTTTGGAACCCTGCTTGTGGCGGGCGACTCGAACGTGATTGACGGCAGCGAACGCTTCCGCGCCTACGTCGATCTGGAATCCGTTGCAGGCGACTTCGGTACTTCGGCCCCCGAGTATCAGGCTGCCAGCCTGTACTTCGGCCAATCGCCGCGCCCTCAGCAACTCATGATTGGCCGCTGGATTCGCACCGCGACCGCCGCGCTGCTCAAGGGCGGCATTCTCACGACTGCCGAACAGGCGCTGTCGAACTGGACTACGATCACCACCGGCTCGTTCAAGATCACCATCGACGGAACCGAGAAGACCGTTACCGGCCTGAACTTTTCGAGCGTAACCAACCTGAACGGCGTCGCCTCCGCAATCAACGCGGTTCTGACC